AGTTTTTTATGCTTAATGAATGGAGTAAAAGCAACAAGCAATTTAAGGCCACCTCTACCCTTTCTACCTGTTCTTTGCCATATACCATAAGTACCCGAACCTTTACCTCTAGGCTTACCCATGAAACGAGAATTTGCCTGATCGTTTCTTTGTGTTTTATCTATTCTTTTCAATAAACCTGTACCCTTACCGCCTTTACTGGTATTGCTTTTAAGTTTTTGAATATTACCTGTAACGCCAGCAAAGGGTAAACCATCTCTTGTAGGTGATGGATATTTTTCACGCCTTGCATGTTCAATATCACCTGTATAAATGTATTTTAAAAATTTCTTAGCATAATCTTTTACTATAATTTGGGCAGTAAGTTGGTTTGTTTTTGGTTTGGCGTATCTACTAACAGCAACAGCAGTTACACTTGTTTTCATAGGTTTGTTAAGTTTTTGTCTTAACTTATCGTTATTTGCCTTTGCAACTTTTTCAGCAGTCATGTTTATTCCTTCTGACATGCTTTTTAGGAATACTCTTTTCTCAACGATTTGCATTTTCTTTTGCAAGTCTTTGAGATTAGTTTTAATTCTTATATCCATATTTGCCTATAATAAATTTGCCTTAATTATAAATTTGCCCAATGGCTCTTATTCTCAAATTTTAAACCATTATCATTTGCTATCTTTAGAATTGTCGATTTGCTTTTACCTAAAGATACAGAAACCTCGTTTAGCGATTTGCCTTTATCAATTTGCCTTTTGAGTTGCGAAATATCAATTTGCTTTTTATCAGCCATTAAAGATTCTCATAATGTTCTATTAACTTATTAATATACCATTTTGCCTTTTCTAAATCTTGGATATTTGCATTTTTGTTTTTATGCCTGTGAATGTACTTAATAGCAGAGCCTTCTAGGTAGCTGGGAAACTCTGAGCCTAGTTGTTGCTTTATATATTCTATACATTCAAATTTGCCTTGATTGTAATGGCTCGGCCTATTTACAGGGTCGTGATTTGCCTTTGTGATTTGCCTTACACTATCCCATTCTTGCGGTGTTATATTGTCTATACTCATTTTTTTACTCCTTTTAAATAATAAATTTGCCTTTCGTTGGAAAGACCACTCTAAAAATCTATCTAATAATTTGCCTATTTGCATTTATCAAATTTGCCTTCTTTTGGCAGATACACTTCTACAAAAACTCCACAGGAACATGAAAGATTTGTGACCATAGAATAATTTTCGTTTTCATCTTCTATATCATGATCTCCACCCCAAATTAAATTTTCTCCACAATGCCAACAGTTCATTTGCTTCTCCTTGCTATTTCATTTTTGCATTTTTGTATGATCTTTTTCTTAGCACTTGATGATGTAATGTAATCATTAAGTTCCTGAATTGTCATACTCTTTAAATAGTAATTTTCTGTAACAAATTTGCCTGTAGACTTATCTCTAATCTTTGTGCTTGGTTTTAGTTTTATCGGCATCTTTTTTCTCCTTTTTCTTTTTGTTAAAGATTCTATCCCAATTTGCATCTATCTTCTTTTTATCTTCCTTTCTTCTCTTACTACCCTTACCACCATGCCAACTAGACATGATTAATCCTCTTACAATCTTCGGGATTTATTCTAAAAACAGGCTCAACATCTTGAGAGTCTCTTGTTGTCATAGTTCTACCACCATATTCAAATTTATACTTTTTATTAAAGTCCCAAACATGATAACAAATAATATCATTGCAATTAAATATGAGTATAAATTTGCATCCTGATGTTTCATGTAAAATCTTAGCTGCTTCAATCTTCTTGTATGAAATCATAAAAGTGTATTTGCCAAAGTTGTGATTAAACCTTTTTACTTCACACCACATATATTCATCTTCTCTTTTAATTAAATAATCTAACTTCCATTTCTTAGGTTCTAACTTTATAAATTTGCAGTTCCAAAGACCTTCGAAAACAGTTGCTATATAGGATTCATTACTTAAGTCTTCTTTAGTTTCGTATTGTGTTCTAGACATGATCTATTCTTTTAAAATTAACTGACTTATCTAACTTAGATAGAATTTGCTTTGCTTTCATAAAATCTTTAGGAATACATCTCAACAACTCTTCAATGCTGAATATCATTATATCAGGCTCATCTTTATGTACTTTATACAATACTGGCTTTTCATCATCAGTATCACAAATTATTGCTGTTTTCTTATCAAAGTTAAAACATCTAGTGCTTGGCTGTATTCTGTTATAACCACTCTCTTCGCATTTTATATTTAAAGAATCGAAAGCTCTGAACATCATATCAACCATTTGCATTTTCTTTCTAGCATGACCGCTATGTAATGTTTCTCTTAAAAGCATCTCAGCCTTACAAAATTTAATCTCAAAATGAACGCCAACTATTTTAAAGATTCTTTTACGACTACCCCACTTCTCATAAGTCTCTAATTCGTAAACCCTTAAATCTTTTAATTTGTCTTCCAAAGATTCATCTTTATATGTTTTCATAAATTCCCCGAACATTTAGAGGGAGTAGGGATATACCTATAGGTATATATCCCTTCCCTCCCTGCTAATTCTTGTTTTTGCATAAAAAACTCCCTGTAATTCCCTGTAAATTCCCTAAGTTCCCTGTTTAGCTCCCTTGCTAAAATTAGGCTCTAATTTAACATATTCCATTGATTGATAACCAATATCTTCATAATGTTTAACTTCACCAAGATCAACAAGTTTGTTAAGCATTTTTTTAATCGCATCTAAACTTTTTTTAGTGCCATCTTTATCAACAACTTTTCCAAAAATATCACTTGGCATCAAGAATACCTCTTCAGGATTTTCTTTGTTTTTAAAGATAGCTTCTCTTTCCAAAGCATCTAATACTATTTGCTGTGGATAAGTTAGACCTTTCTTTTCTTTAAAATCTATATCAGTCTCTTCTAAGAAGCCTGATGTTAGGTTTAAACCCTCGCCAATAATATCTACTTCCTTAAATACAAACTTTTTCTCAGCCATACCTTGTCCATCCTTATTAAGAGTTTGCTCAAAACTAACAAACATCTGTTCTTCAGTTGAACCAACAACTAACTTATCGCTTCTATCTACCTTAAACTCATAATCTAAAGAAGCACCCATAACGCTTGAACCTCTACCTCTATCAGAATTGCCATGACCAGTATGGTGAACCAAACATACACAGCACTTATAATGCGATATAAGGCCATCAAGTTTATTAATAAAGTTTCCTACATCTTCAGCAGAGTTCTCGTTACCTACAAAGTTACGTTGGAATGTATCTATTACAATCATACCAATTTGCCCAACCTCTTCTTGCAATTGTTCTATTTCAGCTTCAAGCATTTTAAAATCATCATCATCATTAACCCTTACTGCTCTATCTGATAGGTATAAAGGAACACCAGTTAGATCAAACATACCTTGTTGCCAAGCAGCAAGTCTACGCTTAACGCCACGCTGTCCTTCTCCACAAACATACATTACTGGTGCGGTATATGATTTATTACCATAAAATCTATCACCCTTTGCTATAGCACAAGCCATAGCAATCGCTATAAACGATTTGCCACTTTTAGGCTTACCAAATACACACATAAGACTCTCTTTCTCTACAACATCTTTTATAAGCCAGTCAGGATTATCAACCTGTTTTAACACTTCATCAGCTCTTGTAAAAGTAACCATACCTTTTGGCTTCTTATCTACACAACTATCGATATATGTTTCTAAATCTTTTGATGTGGGAAAGTCATTCCTTATCTTCGCATCCCACAAATCATCTTTAGGCTCAAAATGTTTTGGCGGTTGGATAACCTTAACCTTGCACTTTTCCTTTCTTAACATCATTGCAATTTCATTTGCACACTTTAGACCAGCTTCATCATTATCAGGCCATATCCAAACTTCTCTACCATAGATAGGACTCCAATCAGCCTTCTGCCAACTATTAACCCCACCATGCCATGTGCATACATCACCATCATAAATGGCTTCAGCACCCCTCATAGCCTTCTCACCTTCATTTATTATAATCGGCTTATCCTTTGCCTTCCCTGTGTAATAAATTGGCATATTGCCTTCAGGTCTTTTTAGTGACCATGAACCATCTGTATTTTTACTAAATGGTGCATACTTTTGCTTGATTGGGTGTCCATCAGGAAATCTCATAACCCAAAAGTTATCAGCGTACTGCACCGCTACAACTGCTTGTTTTAGGAGATTTCCCATCTGAACTCTATCAAAAGACCTTGCATTGCCCTTGTTAGTGTCATTTTGGGGGAGTTCACTAACGCTGAGTAAGGAGTCATTAGGCAATGCTTGGTCGTAACCGAAACTTTTTAAAATTGTATTTATGTCTTTATTGTGATGTTTTATTAAATCTGTGATACCACCACCAATATCATTCTCATGGTCGTACCAAGTTGCAGATTCTAAGTTTAAAGCAAAAGAGCCATGCGTACCCCACCGAAGTTCTTTCGATGAGATACTGCTTGGTTCACCTAGTAATTGCTTTACTACTTCAGGTGCGATTCTTTGCCAATCTACGCCTGACATTAAAATGGAATATCATCATCACTAAGTTCAGTCTTAGCTACCATTTCCGCTACTTTATCTGCCAGTCCCTCGTTAGGAGAAACAAAGCCATCATCATCATCTGCTGGTGCATCAGGGTCTACATACCATTCAGGTACATTGAAGCCTCTATCACCCCATTTTACAAACACAAAAGATAACTCTGATGAGTTACCTGCTCCTACTTGTATATGCTTAGAGCCTTTGTATTCAACAACAGGCAATTTGCCTACATTATTTGCTTTATCAGACCAAAACAGTCCACAGATATTATTAAAGGCTTTAGATTCAGCAAAAGAAAAGCTCTGCCATAAATAAGCGTGTTCTGCACCACTTGGCATTACCCATGCTGAGAAAGCTCTTCTCCACTCATCAGAAGGTTTAGGATTAACCACACCAAACTTAGAATCCCATTTATATTGAAAACCCTCTGCCTTTGTATACCTACCCCAACCTGACTTAAATGTGTCAGTATCAAGTTGTAAATATTCTATTGGCACTTCAGTCTCACCATTTGCAAAAAACTTTTGATCTCTTGTTTTGAAACCTAAGTAAATTTGCTGTTTATTTTCGGTATTACTCATACCACCTAATATATCGTTCATATACTATACTCCTATAGTTAATGTATCGTTAAGTTCTCGATACTGTTTATATAATCAGTTTCAAGTTGGGTATAACACCTTTCCTTAAAACCCTCATAATCCTCATCGTTGATTATTCCTAAGAACTCACAAGCAATTTGGATTTTTCTGTAGGACTCCCTACAAAACTCTTCAAAGTCTTCTTCTAGCAAATAACTATGTAAGTCCATTTGCCTTTTGTAAGACTTCATCTAACCTCTCACAAACTTCTGATAGTGGACACATATAAAACTCATTCCAGTTTTTATTGCTTGTCATACCCATTAAATAATTAGGTATAACGCACATTATCTTCCTTCTATCATATTTATAAATTAGTAAAGGTATTAGGTCATCACCAGCACTCTCAACTGCTTGATTCCACCAGTTGTTTTTGAAAACATCTGATATTCCATTGCCCTTATACCGCTTACATTCTATAGCTAAATTATTCCAATAAATGTCAGCCATTCCCTTAGTCTGATATTGATCTAAGTTCCTTTTAACAGTTTGGGTGCTACCTTTAGATGCAAGATAGTTATTAATCTTCTTACATATAACTCTTTCAAAAGCCGCACCTTTATTTCTGCTATTAACTGGCATCTATAATGATCTCCTTCTTTCCTGTTTTATGATGTGTAATAGTTAAAGTATCTCCATCTTTAATCTCTGTATATCCTGCTCCATTATTCACATGGATATACCACTCATCCTTTTCTTTATCTAGTTTAAGCCTTTGCGTTTCAACAATATCGCTATACTGAGTCATTCTTCTTCTCAGACTCATAAGCAATTTTGCCTAGTTTAATAAGCATTTGTGTTGCCTGTTCTATTGTTAGATTCTCTAAGATCGCAAAGACTTTTATATCTTTGTGTAAATCTTCAGGAATCCAAAGTGCCTTCTTTGTACTATTGTCCATATCTACTCTCCATATTTATATTAAAATTAATTTGATAATAAAGCAAAGTCTTTATTACATCTTTCTCCAAAAACCTTATACTGTTGTTAAGGGCAAAGGATAAACTCTCCATACTATACTCTAATACTCTCATTATCTTATTTGCCCTTACCTTAAAGCTGATAATCTTTTAAAGTTATGCCAATGCTTTTACTTCCTCTAGGGTGTGACTTTACTGTGGTTATTCTTCCATCATTTAACTGCCTTAGATGCGACATAACCATGTGCCAACTTTTTTCTGTTTTATTTTTACTTTTATTGTTTTTTATAAAATTATTGTAAATATCTTTTTGTATTTTTATTACTTTGTAATCTGCATAATTTATTGTTGAATTCTGCAATAATTTTTTTTCCTTTTTATTTGTATTTTTTTCTACATAAAATATTTGCTTTTCATAAATTGCCATATAAAAAATCATAAAACATTGCCAAATATTGTATCTATCTAACTCATAATTATCTCTATACATGTTTATATTTTTATCATCGTCATCTATTTCAATATTAAGATTATTTAGATCAAAATTTTTCTGTGGTATTACATATAATGTGCTGTTGAATAAAGTGAAATCATTTTTATAGTAACTAATCGTTACGCACTTTTTATTATTAAATTCAGCAAAAAATAGATTTGCCACTGTATCATTAAACTCCATTTGCAAACAAAATAGATTATGAGGAAAAATTATTGGTTTATCTTGAATCCATTTAAATAAAAATTTTTGTTGATTTGTTATGAAGTTTGTAACATTTTTACTAATGTAAAATTTTGTTGCTATATTTGAATCTGTACATACTGCATGTGCTTTGCTTAAAAAATTTTGCTTCTCATATTCATTATAATTTGTAAACTGTATGGGGAAGTCATAAAACCTTTTAAATGTATCTTTATCATTTTGATAATGATTATAAGCATTTACATATCTATAAAAACTTTGTTTATTCATAATTTTCTCCTACAAAACCAAATCAATTACATTAGCACTATTATAAATACTTAAGGTCTTGCCCTTCTTGTATTCTTTATAGTCTTCTAAATAGGCTTCCATGATTGACCAACCAAAATCCATTTGCTCCTTAGTCATTCTAAATACTTTAGATGCGTAAGGATAAGTCTTCTCTTGGGCAACAAACATAAAGTCAGTAACCTTATATCCAGCAGCTTCCATACCACGCCTATAATAAGATGCTTGTAAGTCATACCTAAACTTCTTGACCGAATGAGCAAAGGTGTAAGGCTCAACTGATTGTGTTGTTTTGTAGTCCACAATAACTATCTCATCTTTTGAATCAGGTTTGTTTAGAGGTGGACATATCAAATCAGGCCTACACTTACAAAGCACATCATCTTCATACCAAAAGAAACTACTCTCAGCCACTTTACCTTTAGCATCAAGATAAGCATTACCTTCATAAATCATCTTCTCTTTCATGCCTTGTATAAGTTCTACATCCGCTTCTTTAATTACAGTAAGACCTCGCTTCTCATACTCTTCTTTGAGTTCTTTATTTGCCTTAGTGTAAGGACTGCCAGTAATAACAACCACTTCTTTATCAAAGGCTTCTTGACCTTCAACAAGCAATGAATGAGCTGCAGTTCCAAACCTCATAGCAGGTGTTGTTTCTTGTTGATGCTCTATTGCGTGTAATTGTGATTCACCAAACCTTCTGATAAAACTACTACTGACACCAACACCCGCATGATAGTCTTTGTTGGGTATATCTTTAAACACCCAAGCTTTGCCACGTTGCTCAGACTGGTATTCTTTTAACTCTTCTATCATTGCACTACTCCCATAAGGTAAGCGATCTCAGTCAAAGACTCTCTGACCTTATGCTCATCATTGCCAACTTGTACTAGAGTATCGCCAGTTAAAGGGTTTTTGTAATAACCCCTGACTTCTCTTTTAGGTAGGCGGATTTCTCCGCCACCTACTATATTAAATATTACTTCCATTTATCTCTCCTTGTATTCATTAACAATTCTTTGTATCTGATCTAATACAAGTTTTATATCATGCTGCGTTTGAGTGCGATGATTGCCACAACAATCAACGTGCGTTTCTTCCTCTATATAAACCACCACTCCTTTTAATTTATTTTGTATTTTGCTTAATGTTACACCTACATCTTCAGCTTCTTCAGGTATTGTGAAATACTTTGCTAAAGTTGTGTAGTCTGTTTTTTTATTCATGTTATTTAACTCCTTACTTTTATTTAACATACCCCTATTATACATAAGTATTTTGATATGTCAATAGTTATAAATAAATTAT